GAGGAACACTTTTTTAGAAGTAGACGGATCTCCAAAATCAAAATCTTTTGTTTGAAAATCACAAATGTTTGCTACTTCAGTTCGATACAATTGATATATATCAATACTGCTACCAGCATCACATGCAATTAAAACATTGTCTTCTGTATCAACAGAATTAGATGCATTGTTTGCTACCAATAAAAAATTAGTAGTCTTAACAAAAGTACCTTTTTTTAAATCAACAGTATATCCAGTTGCAGAACCTGCATACGATCTTGTAATATAAGCAAGAGATGATTTTTCATCGTACAATATAGCAGAGGTAGATGTAACAAAAGCAATCCAAGTTTCATTATCAATTTTGTTTTCTTTTAGGTTAATTATTTGATTACCGTTGTATAAAAACAAACCTTGTTCATTTACCCATAACAATCCATATTGAGTACGTTTTACTGCTTCATGCCAACTTACTCCCATGTATTGTTTTGTTTCTTCTAAAAACCAATTTGCATCATCTGGTGAAGAAATATTGATAATATCTACACTACGATTTTTAAATGCAAGCAATCTGTCTCCATAAGAATCTATTGCTGTATATACATCTGCATCTCCTTTAGAGGCTTCAATATAATTATGATATGGAAATGTGTCAAAACGATTGGGCATAGAATACATAATCCTGTCAGAATATTTTTTTAAAGTAGCGTTTTCTTTATCTATACCTGTGTTTTCATCTTTTATAGTTACATTGCAAACAAATACTCTATTATTTGCAACAACAGAATCTTTCCAATATTCCCCTTGGTCTCCTATATAGTTACTAAAAATACTAGAAGAAAATCCGTTAATAATTTCATACGTTAATAAACCAAATTCGGTAACTTCAAAATTAGCAGTAGCTGTTGCAGTTGGACAATTATATTGACTACTACCTGCATCATGCCACTCAGTATAATCATCTGAAAATTTTGTTCTACATCCTTTTGTTAAATCAATGTCTAGTAGCATAATGTATTCTGAATCTGTACCTAACTCACGAATATAAATTCTACCTCCTGATATACGTGGATCATATGGCCCTTTTGCACTTACGTTTAATGATAAAGCACATAAATCATTTTCATTTGCTATTGTATGAGTATTAGCGTACTTAAACGGTAAAGATTCTTGATTGCCATCATAAATAAATGTAGAAGCCAATTCATAAGTTGTTGCAGAAATTGTTCCATCTACATCTGTATGAGTAATAATATTAAACTCAAAACCTGTACCTGCACTATTAGGGTACGTAGTAAAATTAGCAGGTGAAGCTGTAGAAGCACTGGTTAAATCATCTTCTGTAGGAGGAGCTAATGTATTGTCTTTAGAATAATAACCTGTATAAGTATTTGTATCAGTTGAAGATCCATTTCCTGAAACCTCAAAATGCCTTCTTTGTATCCAACCGTACCATTGAATTTTACAATCGTTTTTATCTGCAGTATCACAACACCGTATTTCATCCTCTACTTTATAATATTTTACTTTTGATGTTATATTTGTTGCATCAGAACGTAACGTAATAGCATCATTTAGCCAATTTGAAGATGAGTTAGCTGAATACACATCAATTTTATGATCTGCAGGATTAGAAAGTAAAATTACTTGATCTCCTAATGAAGTTCCTGTTAATGTTCCTCCCCAAAAATTTGCTGTAGTAGTATCAACACGCATGTTAATTTGACGATCTACAATAATATTATTTCCATTATGATTTACAACAAAATAAATACCTTGACCTGATGTTGTTATACCATTCCCAATTGGAAAACCTGTTGCTTCAATTTTTAATATAGTACCAATCGGAAATGAACTTGCTAAATCTTGTTGTGTATTGGTAATTCTATATTCAATTTCTTTATAAATACCACTTGTATTATGCCTATATACTGCAAACCCAGTTCTAGCTGTACCGCCTGAAATAGCTCCATCTCCAACTGTATATACCCCTCCAATGCTACTTGTTTGTGTAACTGTAACTGGATCTCGTACATGATCTGTTTCAAAATACCCTAATCCGTATCCTGCGTTTATGGTAGCAATGGTATTATTGTTATATCCACTTATTTTATTGTTAGAAGCATCTGTATTTAAATAAGCAGGTGTAATAGACCCTTGTGTTTTGACACTTAAATTTTCAATATTTGCCAATTCATTATCAGCAATATCTGCAGGGTCTTTTAACGTATTGATTCCACCGCTAAAATCTTTTATTTGTAAAATACGTTTAGGCATGAAACTCTTTTCCCCAGAATGTGCATTTGCCGTTTAGTATTTCAATCTGTTCCATTTGAAAATTGCCTTTAGGTTTATCAAAAAATGTGACAATACCAAAGCAATGATTCCAGTTATGCAACCTGCCCTTTAACCATTTATTTTTCCTAGGAGACATATCTTTTAAACATCCCATAGACCATGCTGCTATTGTACCTGAATCTAATTTTGTTAAACTGTGTCTTTGTATGTCATGCGTATGGCCATATACAATATTAGATCCATAAGCTTCTAAGTGTTTTTTAGCATGATACGTAGTAGCATATGCTCCGTGTATAAAATTAAGTTTGCCTATTTTTAATGGTTTATTGTACGGAAAATACTTATATCCTCTTTCTTTCCATTTACAAGCTTCTTTAAAATTATATCCTTTTAAATATGGATGCTTATCTACAAAATGATCCAACCACTCATCGTGATTTCCTGCAAGGATATAGCGTTCTTTACAGTCTACTTTATCCAGGATTTTATCAAACAAATCTATTCCTGCATTAACCTCTTCAATTTCTTTATCTACGTTAATAAGTTGATGTTCTAGATTGGGTAATCTTTTTCCTTTAAAACACCATGCAGAAACGGATTCCCATTCACCAACATCTCCTAAGTTAATAAAGATTTCAGGCTGTATATGCTCAATAGCCTGTAACACTATATCCACAGCTTTCTCGTCATGAATAGGAAAGTGTTGATCTGGTATAACAATAGCTCGTTTCATTAGTCTAATAACTCAAAGTGAACCAAGTCGTCAAAAGAATTGTCCTTGGTTGTGCGTTGTCCTTTGAACATAGAAGAGGCATTCCAGTCTCCACCCCAGCGTATTTTATACCCAAGTTTATTTGCCATAGCCATAACCCAGCCACCCATGTAATGAAAATCATCTCTAGCATTCCAATCTATCTTTCCTTTTACCGTAGGATCGTAAGGTGCTATATCTACCGCCATTCCCAATACGTGTTTTCCGAATTTGGTTTTGCTTTTTCCTTGAGCCACCAATTCGTTCTGTCTATCTTGACTTCGTTTTCCTTCAATAACCGTGATGTCAAAGTATTTACATACTTCAGTAAGAAGATGTACCAATCTTTCATCAACTCCCTCTAATCTTGTTTTACTTCTTTTTCCTAGCCTTGGCATTCTTTTTACCCTTTTTCTTTTTAGGTCTACCTATTTTAGATCCATATGTACCTTTGCCGTATGGCATAACTACTTCCTTTTTCTTGGTTTTCTTTTAGCTGTTTTCGCAGCTTGTTTAAAGTTTTTAGCAGTTGGTGCACCTTTTGCACCTTTTTTTCTCATTTTTTCACCACTACCTGCTTTAATTCGTTTACGTTTTGCATGTATGTTTGCATACAAACCTTTCTTTTTTTTCTTTGACATTACGACCTACTTTTTCTTTTTATGTCTATTGGCAAAAGCTTTAGCTGCTGCTACAGAACTAAAACCCCATTTCTTTAAAGCCAATGCTTTACGTGTAGGTTTACCCTTTGCATCTTTCATTGGCCCTTTCATACCTGCAAAGCGAGCAGCAAAGCTTACTCTTCTAGGACTAGTTCCTTTACTTAAAGGAGCTTTTAAATTGCTACCTTGTGCTTTAGCAGAAGCTCTACCTTTAGCATTTAATCCACCACTAGGACTTTTACCAGCTTTGCGTTGCCATGCAGGAGTTTTGTATTTTTTTTTCGCCATTGTACTAAGACATTTTTGCTAGTTTAGAACGAATAACCATTTCAAATATTTTCCATAAAGCCTCTAAGCCTTTTTGTTCGGTTTTTTCGTTTATAAAAGGTATGTCAAAAGCATCGTTAGCTTTTTTAATAATGTCTTCTTTTACTTCTTCATCAAATA